TGGTCGCCTCATTGACAAAAAACCCCGCTAACGCGGGGCTTTAGTCAATGAACAAGGCAAGTAACATAATGCCGTATTATGCGAACTCTCAGCCGAATATTTCATCCAAAAATTTATGAACTAGAAACCAATAAATAGCATAGCCAAGTACAAAGCCAAGAACGAGGAAAACATCGATAAGTGTAATATTATGCCAATCCATACTTTTTACCCAAAAATAGTAAATTATTGAAAAATAGAATTTAGTTTATTCCCGGGAAATACCGGTTTTTCAGCTGCAGGTGAGCGAGCACTTGTAATAAAATGCCAATCAAGGGATGTATTGATCATCATCTTGTTGCCAACGACGCTCACGAATAAACTTTAAAGTAAACCAAATAGAAAAGGCTATAAGCAAGATACTTGGATATATATTCCATAAATAAAGCCATAATTACCCCATTAAAAATCAATTATAAAATCTTTTGTTCCGTAACCATGCCACACTTTTAAGTGTCTCATCAACTGATTAAATTGCAGTGTACGACCACAGTATGAGCATTGCGTGTAACTCGAAGTTTGATCACGTAAAAAACCGTAGACTACGCCTTGTGACCGAGTTGGATCGGTCACAATTCCCCTGAACGGTTTTTTTTGGTTACTGCTACGGTAGAACATATAGACGGTTTTTAGTAATCAAAGAAGAAGTTTTCAAATTAAGCCTTGTGCTTTAGCAGCCTGATATTTAGCAATAAATTCAGCGTCATATTCTTGAGTCTGGGGCTGATTAGTGAATTGCTGTACTTGCTGAGGTTGATTACCAAAACCCTGAGCTTGCTGCTTAAAATAGTTATATGGACGGTCATTGTTCTCAATCAGTTTTCTACAATCAGATTGACTTACATCATGCAAAATAGTCCCTTGCTCAGTATATGCGACATATCGAGAACCCTTCTTCATACAACCAGAAAACACAGGCTTTGACGTAATCTCATAGCTAATTTGACTAGTATCAACGTCATAAGGCTTATTAGGATTGTACTTAACAGAAATAGACTGCATGTCATTCTGTGTTTTCATTAGGTTTTCCTGGTCTCTTTTTGCTTTGTATTCAGGGTCCAAACCTTCTCGACACATATCGGCAGACCAGCCAAGCTGTTTTACACATTCATCAACTTTCTTTTGTAGCGGATCGGCAGCTTTAGGAATCTCAGATTTAATTGTTTTTGGTTCCTCAGTCTTAGAGTCTTGTTGTTTTACATAGAAATAGCCCGCAGCAATTAAGGTTAGGCATAGCATCCAAATACCTTGTACTAGCTTTGCAGGTAACTTAATTTTGCCATGAGTATCGCCGCCACCCTTTGAAGACGTATACATTCCAAAGAGATGCTTTGGATATGTAAAAGTACCAGTATCTTCTGCATCTGCTTTTACAGATTTAGTATTAGGGTTTAACTGGTGATATTTCCATAACCACCATGTAGCCATTTTCATACCCATTGGACGATGCAAGTGATAATGCATCCCGACCATGTCTAAAACATCTGCATTCAACAAACGTGGGGCTTGAGTGATGAAAATAATATCCAAGAACTCAGCATGTCGGTGCGTCTGTAAAAACTCTACTTCTGGATGGTTTTCATTCTTAACCGGATGCTTATATTTTTTTGAAAAGTGGCTGATCTTTTGAGCTTCATCAATCACTACTAAAGATCGTGGCGGATAGTCTTCAAAACTCGATTTTAACGGTTGTGCCGTATCTAGTTTTAGACCATCGATGTTAGAAAAAATATTCCACGGTTCAGCTTCATTTACACGTGCAAATATCTCTTTGACAGCCCACAATGTTTTCCCCGAGCCAGGCGTGGCAGTAATTAAATAAATCATTATTTTTTATCCTAATTCTTTGAAAATCCAAGTGAAGAACTTGCAATAATTGCTCTAGCAATAAATGCCGAAAAAATAATTGAAACGCATTGATCTAGACCAGCTACCCCAACAAGACCAGCTAAATTTCCGACCGCAAAAAAGCCAGACATAAAGCGATCTAATAAATAATTAACGACCGTTAAAACAATCGTAGAAGACACCAGAGAAATTCCCGCGCCCGCTAGTAAACGTCTAAGAAAACCTGAAGCAAGAATTTCACCTATAAACTTGAATAAATTACCCACCTTTAGCTGCTCCTATAACGATGTAAGCTGCATAGATATACGAACACGCAATTAATGCAGGTTTAGCCAATTCAAGGATTGAGCAAACAGGTTGAAGGCTTAAAGTGAAAGAAGTCGTAACATTGAGAACAGTGATTGTTTGAGGCTCAGGTGTTGGACATTTATCGTCTACAGAAAATCTATTGGTATTAAACACTGAGAAATCAAAAGTACGTTTGTCTTCCGTATCAATCTTAGTTTCATCTGCTGTATAAGGCTTAGTTTCTCTATTAAGCCAGTCATCCCACTTCTGGAACTTCTCAACGAAGAGTTTAGGGAAATTAATTGCAGCATTAGCAGCCTGACATACTGATGGCGCCCAATCGCAAAACACTGGAAAGTTAATTGTTATGTCAGTCGGTGGCGCTGGTGGTGCAGTCGGATCGTTTGGATCGGCACGTGGAGTTGAAGTGCCCTGAGCAGCGTTATTGGTCGGAATAGCTTGAGAGTTATTTAACTGATTAGTTATATCTGTAGCAGGAACAATCTGTCTTTGTTCATCTTCAAGTGCAGTATCAGCAACAGATGAAACGTATGCTTTACCTTCGGCTTTATCTGCAACCGCATCAGACATGATTTGAGAAGCTACGGCATCATACGGTAAATATTTTTCTTCATTTTCTTGTGGCGGTGCTTTCGGGTCATAATTAGGATTTAAAAGCCACTGAATTGTAGCGAGTCCGACCAAAGCACCCGAAGAATCAAAAAGGTTAACTGTTTTAGATTTATCACTAATAGTATCTTTAATCTGATAAGAAGCTGCCTGTTTTGATGATGAAGCAGTTGAATTGTGATAAGCCATATATGCAACTGCTGCTTCAGTAGGAGTCGAATAATAACCGATATTAGTCCAATGCCATGCGTATTGAAGATTCGGTGAATTTGGATCAGGAGGTACACGATAAATAACACGATTATTTGCAGGGTCCATCGTATAACCTACTGCACCGATTAAAGCTTTAATTGCTAAATCAACAGCTACAACAGCACCAGTTCTTACGATCATCTTTGAAACTTGTGATGCAGTTGGAGTAATCGCAGCAGCACCAGTAGCAGCATAGTTTTTACCATTTAAAACAACGTTTTTTGCCCCGTCATAGAATGTGGTTGCACCTTGTACAAGTCGTTTAGTAACGGACCAACCTTCACCCGCAACAGTAGTCGCATTTGCTGCCTGTAAAAAAATGAAGTTAGGCGCAAGAGCAACCAGTAACGAGAGCAAAAATATATTTATTCTGTGGATCATAGTTATTTCCTGAATAGCAAGTAAAAGACTACCGTCATCAAGATCAGGTAAAAGAAACCAAACGACATTTAAGACCCCCTAAAACAGATTCGGGAGCCGAAGCCCCCGATTTTTAAATATTTATTAGGTTCGGTTGAATGCCTGTTTTACATAGCCCCAAACGACCATAGTCGCTTGTGGTACGATTTTGGCTGCCCCAATTAAGCCAATTACAGCTACAGCAGTACCAATAACTGTAATACCCGCAGACGCATCTACATCAGCAAATGCAGCGCTAGATAATGCAGTCGCACCAACACCAAGAATTACCTTCTCAGAGTTAGTCATTTGACGTGGTTGTTTAGTTTTTTCAACTTGGTTAGTTGCTTTAATTTCCATGGTTTTACCCCTTGTTAAACATATCGCTAATGATGTTTGCTACCCAAACACTAGCGAACACTACGAGAATTTGACTGAGCAAAGCATTTGCATCAGCCACTGAGATGTTCAAAAGATCAAAATCCTCTTTTGCAACATATGTGACACACGTTGTCTGATTGTTTACTTGTGCAATCTCTTTACAAACGTATGTCGTCATTCTTATTACCCCTACTAAAAGAGCCACTGGCCACGCTTAAAAAAGCGTTCCCCAAAGCCAGTGGAATCCTATTTACACTTATAAAAATGGATGCAATAACTTGAGTGTTTTGTGAACTCTGCACCGCACTTCTTGCATTTATAAATGTAATCTGTCATAGTTAAAATACACGTAAGTTATTGATTTATTTACATATTATACATTATACGAACAATCGTATAATTCACCATTAAGCCTTTGATTCCATTGGGTTTTTCTTCGGTAATGGCTTCACGCTGAAAATTTGCATCTCTGCACCATACTTAGTTTGTTGCTCTGTAAATTCGATTTCTACTTCTTGGCCATTGTCTGCACACTCTTCAAGAATTGATTGAATCTGTTCAGTTGGCATCATTCCAGCAGCTGGTTTTAAATTGTATTTAACTGGCGAAAATACAGTTGTAGACAAGTAACAAGTTGGCTCACCAGTTTTCTTATTTTCACCGCGGTAAACAGATGGAAAAATTGTGCGTTTGTTAAATGATAATTGCATGATAAAAACCTCTCTTTAGGCAACTAGATGTAAGCCCTGATTCTTTGGGCTGTATTGTGAAACTGGTTGAACGTAATCTGGTGGCAATTGATCAGCCATCTTGAGTTCAAATAAACGAACAAATGGGATAACTTTGCCGTTTGGATTTTTATGTAAATTCTGAAGGTGTGAAAGCGCAATACCACACTCAAGTAAATCGTCTTTACGCTTATAAAATCGAGACTTACAATGCCGAGCTTTAACTTTGACCCAGCCATCAGTACGTAAAGAACGATAGAAATCAAGAGCGTTATAAGCTCTAACATAACTAGGATTACCTTTCTTGGTGTAAGTCACCAATTTAGATTTAAGTAAGGCTTCTAATTCATCATCACTTGCAAAGTTCATATACTCACCCTCCATTGTCTTAAGGATTGGGTCAAACGCTACGTGCCAGAGGCGTAGCAATAGTTCTGGCTGTTCATGTTGCAGCTTAATAAGCTGAAATAAATTAGATGGATAACCATTCTTGGTTAAATACGTTTTACAAATACGGGCTTCTAAACGAAGAATAGCGTTAGCAAATGGCAAGGCATTATTCATAGCAATAACAAGTGATTTAGAGCGCATACAGCCCTTATCTGCTTTCTTCTGTAGCTTATGTAATTGGCTTTTTACTTCTTCAAACTTGCCATAGGCTTTAGGTCTAACACTGGCACCGTCATTACCCCAAGAAATATAGTTATCATATTTAACTTCACGAGCTTTACGGTGACCCGAAGCCAAGCTAGCCATATAGTCAAGCGTAGGTTGAACCATATTCTGATGTGGCAATCTAAATAAATAAGTCGTATCTAGATGTAAAACCTCAGTATTTGGCAAATCTAAGATTGGGGCTAACTGGGGAAAGGCTTCGAGTAACATGCCAAGCATATGATCAGAGCCTAATTCAATAGACTCAAAACCATACACATTGTGACCTTGTAACAACTTCAACGGAGACGCCTTAATCTCAACATAAGGCGGTGTATTCATTGTATTTGTATAAAACTTAACAGCCATATCTGTATAGTCAGACGGCAAAGATTCATAAGGATGGTAAAGCTCCCCTGTTATCGTTTGACCGTCATCGGTCTTAGAAACATGGCGAGTCGCAGCAGGAATACCAAAATCGCGAATATCACCATTAAACCAATGATGATTATCAAGACTACGCACATACGTAGGAATGATTGGTATAGCTAACCGCAGAAAATCTAACATATAGCCCCAGAAAACAATTTTATTGTCTTGTTGTCATATAAACATTTACCATAAATATAAACATGACAACAAGTTTTATCAAGTGTTTTCATGACAACATGTAGAATAAACAACATGAAAACAGGAGCAAGCAAATGGCAAAGAAAAGTATGTACTTAAGAATTAAAGAATCAGAGCAAGATATGCTTAGAGAAGCTCATAGAAAAATTAATAATAAATTATTAGAAAATGGATACCCAACGGTACAAGATAGTGAAATATTGCATCAATTAATCGAAATTGGATTAAAAAAACTAGATGTAGATAATCTAGGTAGGTTCCATCTAAAAAACTAAAAGAATTGATCAAAATATAATCAAAATACTATCTAAATGATAAAATTTCTCATTTCCTCTAAAAGCATTGGTATATATAGCTCATAGACGAAATGGGAAAAAACTTTGGAGACTCAGGCACACTATTAGATAGCAGTGTGCCCTCTCACCTCAAGCTGTTCTCTCCTCCTCCGCCTCCTCGTCCCCTCGTCGTTGTCGTCGTCGATCTCAGCATGAGAATTCGCATAATGAGCACTGATGTTAAATGCCTTGCGAGGGCGTATAGAAATGGTCGCCTCATTGACAAAAAACCCCGCTAACGCGGGGCTTTAGTCAATGAACAAGGCAAGTAACATAATGCCGTATTATGCGAACTTTCAGTCATTAATTTTTAGGTAAAGAATTATCTGCAAAGGTGGTTACTTGCTCTAAAATATCAAACGCCTTATTAATACTTTCTTTATCAGTTAAGTAACCACATTTCACTAAAACATCAACTGCACCAGATAACTCATTTAGGTTTTTTAAACAATCCAAAGGTAATAAAGAAGTATCTATCACTTGGCTTGCTTTTTCTTCCAAATATTCAAAAACTTGTTTTGTCATATATCCCCCGTCAAAGTGTCTAGACTACGCCTTGAGACACTCAAAAATTATACAAGATTTAATAGTTTACACGATGTGTCTCA